CTGATGGCGGTATGATGAAGTACAAAGACGGCGGATCAGTTAGCTCTAAGAGATCTTCAAAAAAAGGAGTTGGTGCAGCTAAAAGAGGTTTTGGAAAAGCTTTAAAATAATGGGCATAAAGAAAACAGGGGTTACACACATTAGCAAGTTTGTAAAAAAAGTTGTGAAAAAAGCTAAAGCTCCTAAAGTTGATAAACTAAAAACTAAAATACATAATAAAGAAAATAGGCTTCAACAAGATTCTCCACACATAAGCAACAAAGCTTATAACAGAGACTCAAAAGAAATTGCAGAGATGAAGAGAGAGCTAGGCAAACTGATAAAGGACTAACATGGGAAGATTAAAAAAGATTTTAAAAAAATCTAAAGAAATTGTTGATAAAACAAAGAAAAAGAAAAGACTAACCCCATCTCAAAAAAGGGACAGAGAAAAGATAGCTATATTAACTGCTACTGCTCCGCCAGCTGGTTATGTTTTATATCAAGGTCAAAAGGTAATGGCGGCAGAGAAAGAAGGACAAAGAAGACGAATTGAAAAACAGAAAGAAAGGGAAGCTGAAAAAAAGAAAAAAGAAAATAAAAAAACCAAACCTAAAAAAATGAAAACAGGCGGCATAGCCATTAAAGGTTTTGGCAAAGCTTTTTTAAAAGGAAAAAAATAAATGGCAGACATAGATAAGGCTATTACCTTTGAAGATCAAGTAGAACTAGGAGTTCGTGATCGTTCAAAGGAAATGGAAGTTGAGGTTGACATTGAAGAAGAGAATCCTGATCTCGAAGGCTTTGAGGAAATGGACGATGGCTCTATCATGTTCGGTGCCCCAACCCCTCCTATGGAAGACACAAACTTCTATGCTAACTTAGCTGAAGATGTAGATTCCTCTGAACTTAAAACGCTTATGAATGATCTCATGAGCAACATTGATTCTGATAAAGAGTCTCGATCAGACTGGGAGAAGACTTACAAAGACGGACTTCAATACTTAGGTATGAAGTACGAAGAGAGATCCCAACCATTCGAAGGTGCCTCTGGAGTTATGCACCCGCTTTTAGCAGAATCCGTTACCCAGTTCCAAGCTCAAGCTTACAACGAAATACTACCATCACAAGGGCCTGTTAAGACTCAAGTTATTGGTATGTCTAACGCTGAAACAGAGCAACAAGCATCACGAGTCCAAGAGTTCATGAACTATCAGCTCATGCAAGTCATGAAAGAGTATGACTCTGAGACAGATCAGATGTTGTTTTATCTACCATTATCAGGTTCTGCGTTTAGAAAAGTCTACTACGATCAGAATCTAGGCAGAGCTGTATCAAAGTTTATACCTAGTGAGGACTTAATCGTACCTTACGCTGCTACTGACTTACATAGTGCTACAAGAATTACTCATGTCATTGATATGTCAATGAATGATATTAAGAAACTACAACAAATTGGCTTTTATCGTGACGTAGATATATCTACAGGCGATATGATGGCTGATGATTACGATGAAGTTCAAGAAGAAATAGATGAGCTTCAAGGCGTTAGCCCTAGTTACGATGATGATGATACATGCAGAGTGCATGAAGTTCATACTGAACTAGACTTAGAAGGCTACGAGGATCTTGACTCTGAAGGCGAAGAAACAGGCATAAAATTACCATATATCATTACTATAGCTAATGATAAAGTCCTATCTATACGTAGGAATTACAAAGAAACAGATCAATTAAAGCAACGTATTAACTACTTTGTTCATTATAAATTCTTACCAGGTCTAGGATTCTACGGCTTTGGTTTGACTCACATGATAGGCGGCCTATCTAAAGCATCAACATCTATCCTAAGACAGTTAATTGACGCAGGTACTTTATCTAATCTACCTGCTGGATTTAAAGCCCGTGGTATTCGTATTCGTAATGATGACCAGCCGTTACAACCTGGTGAGTTCAGAGACATGGATGCTCCAGGCGGAAGTTTGCGAGATGCCTTTGTACCGTTACCTTTTAAGGAACCAAGCCAAACCCTACTCTCTCTCCTGGGTATCTTGGTCGACAGTGGAAGGCGTTTCGCTTCTATAGCTGATACACAAGTTGGCGATGGAAATCAGAATGCCCCTGTTGGAACAACGATTGCGTTATTAGAACGTGGCACTCGTGTTATGAGTGCGATCCACAAAAGATTACATTCATCTCAAAGAATAGAGTTTGAAATACTAGCCTCTGTCTTTAGTGAATACTTACCACCAGACTATCCTTACTTTACAGCTAACGGCAACCAAACTATCAAAGCTCAAGACTTTGATGAAAGAGTAGATGTATTACCTGTATCAGATCCTAATACTTTCTCCATGAGTCAGAGAGTTATGATGGCTCAAGAGATATTGAGAACAGTACAAAGCAATCCTGAGATACACGGGCCTGCTGGATTACATGAAGCATACAGAAGAATGTATGGTGCAATGGGTGTTCAAGATGTTGAGAAGCTTCTACCACCACCACCTCAACCACAGCCTATGGATCCTGCTAATGAAAACGCAGCATTGATAGCAGGTATGCCAGCTCAAGCTTTTGCTGGACAAGATCACGATGCACATATTAACTCTCACATGTCCTTATACGGAACTATGACAGCTCAAGCAAATCCTATGGTGCTATCTTTAATTCAAGCACATATTTATCAGCACGTATCTTTTAGAGCCGCTGAGATAGTTGATGAGCAGAATGCACAGAATCCAGAGTTCCAGCAAATGATGCAACAGATCCAACAACTACCGCCCGAAGTGGCACAGCAATATCAACAACAACTTCAAGATAAGGTTGCTAAAGATATAGCAGCAGTTATTGCTCAGTTGACTGAACAGATCAACGCTATGTTTATGCCGCCTCAACCGCAACCTGATCCTTTAGTAGAACTAAGAGGTAAGGAATTAGATATTAAAGCTGATGATGTACAGAGAAAACGTGAAGAGTTTGCACAAAGACAAGAGTTTGATGCTATGAAATCTATGGAGAATACAAATCTTGCAGAACAGCGTTTGGCAATTCAAAGAGAAATAGCTACAATGAAGGACGACATAGCTAGAGATCGTATGGATCAAGCAGCACAATTTAAAGCTATGGATATAATGAGAGGATAATTATGAGTTCAGTTAGACAAAAAATGCAGGTTGTTAATAAAGAACAACTTAAGAAAGAAGAGGAGATAAACAATGGCAATGGGACGATCATCAATGAGGATGCAGATAGAAAAATCGACATCGAAGCTATCGCCAAACAAGCAGACAAAGATGCCGCGAAGCTCCTTAAAGAAACCGCAGCAAAAGTTAAAAAAGAAACACCAAAAGCTAAAGTTAAGTCTAAGCCTAAAGCTAAGACCGTAGCTAACAAAAAAGGCAGACCAGCAGGAAGCAAGAGCAAGAAGTAGTATGCCCTTAAAAAAAGGTAGCAGTAGAAAGACTATATCTGCTAACATAGGTGAATTGGTTAAAAGTGGTAAGAAACAAAAGACTGCTATTGCCATTGCTTTAAATAAAGCAAGAAAGAAAAAGTTAAACAAAAGAGGAAAGTAATATGACAAAAGTAAAATCAAGCGTAACCATTAAAGACCAAGGTACTGTTAATTACTCTGATCTTAAAAAGATTCCTAACGGATCAGCTCCTCAGCCTAAGGGTTACGGTGGCGGTGAGTCTAGGGGTACTGGTGCTGCACTTAGAGGTAAGAAGTTTAAAGGAATTTCTTAATGGGATTATTTAAAGACGCTATGAGAAAAGGCATACCTGGCAGAGATGCAGGTGCTTCTATGGGAGGAACTATGCCTGAGGCACCTAGACCTACCTTAGTTCAAGGCGGCCCAGCTTACTTTACTCCCGAAGGTTACAGACCTCCAATGCAACCGCAACAAGCTTTCATGCCTACAGATACTATGGGCGATCCTATTGGTGATATGTTTAGAAGACAGTTGCCTCCAGTTCGTGGGCCTAGCCTACCAAGATTGCCACCTCAAAAAGATCCTAGGGATGACCAAATATTTGTTCCGCCTCCAATAGATGATCCTAGAATGGAGCCTATGCCAGAGCCTCCAGCCGATCCTAGAGATTATATGCCTATGCCTGTTATAGATCCAGGTCTTATTGCAAACCCTGCACCTACTCCACCAGACGGTGGAAGCTTTGGTAATTTGGGTGGATCAGGTTATGGTAGATTTCCACTTGGAAGTGCTGGCCCAGAATATCTTTATGACGATGATAACAATCCAATTATGGAACCAAAATTTAACACTACAATACCTGACGGTGGATTCCCTGATGTTGGATTCCCTGATGTTGGTGGTGGACTTCCAATGCCACCTATGGCACCACCTATGATGCCTCCATCATTTGAAAGAATGGATGAACCTAGAGATGAGTTTATACCTCGTATGCCTAATGAGAACCCTGTTCCATTTATACCTCCAGTAGAAATGCCTAGAGATATTCCTCCTATGATGCCTCCATCATTTGAAAGAATAGAAGAAGATCCAAGAATGCCATTGGAAGAACCAATAGCTATGCCAAGGAATCCAAAGATGGTAGCAGATAT